GATGATACATCTTCTTGTTCAACATTTTCATCTTGTTTAATTTGATTTGGGAAATAACTTTCCTTTATCGTCTTTATTTTATTCTCAAAATCATCTGCATCCTCTTCGTAAGAAACACCTTCTACGAGAGTTTTCATCTTTTCTGATTGTGTATCTGCAAGATCCTCACAGACTTCTTCCAAGATTTTATTTTTACGATATTCGTTGAGTTCGTCTTTTGTTATAACGTTCTCTTCGATTTGAGAATTTAATTTACCTTCAAGTTCCTCTACTTTATCATATAAACCTTCAACAATATCAACCTTTTCATCTGGAACTTCAATATAATGGTCTGTAAAGAGTTCTTTAAGTCCACCAATGAACTCTTCAGTAATTTCACTTCTCAGTGAACCTTCGAGTGCAAGTTCGTTTTCTTTCATCCACTCTTCAACTACGTAGTTGAGATAACCATCAACTTTATCAGTCAATTCGTCACGGAATGAAATTATCTCTTCTTGAAGATTAGATTGATATTCTTTTTCAAGGTCATCAATCTTTTCTGTCGCTACTTCCATAACCTTCTGATGAACTGCGGCTTCGAAAATTGTCGATGCTTTTGTTTTGAATTCTTCAGAAAGTTCTTCACCCTGTACTAACGCTTCAATATCTTCTTTGACATTGATTTCGGGCATAGCAATTTTAATTTTCTTTTTCTTTTTACCGATAGCAACCTTATCACCTTCTGGTGATGCATCAGATGGAGTTTCACCACCAAGGTCTTCTGCTTCGGCAACACCCATAAGTTCTTTCCACTTAGCGGAAACTTCTTCTTTCTTCATACCATTGACTTTATCGAAAAGAGTTTTAATCATCTGAGCTTTAGTCGAAGGAACTTTTGCTTCCTCTTTCTTTACTTGCTCTTCTTCTTCCTCTTCTTCGTCATCGTCATCTTCGTCCTCATCATCGTCTTCTTTGACTTTGGACTTTTCAGAAAGAATTACTTCTGGTTGCTCTTCTTCTTGTTCTGGAGCTTCAACAAGTTCCTCCTGTTCAGATTCTTCCAGAACTTCTTCTTGATTTTTATTTTCTTCAGTAGCCATTGAAACTCCTAAATCGTTATATTATTTCGTTACTGTTAATATTTATAAAATTATAGTTTTGACAATAAATTTTCGAACTCACTCAATTTTACTTCCTCAAGTTCTCTGGAAGAGGCATTTCGAATATTATTCCGAGCCCTTTCAACATCTTGTTCATGTAATATCCCATTATTCCAAATCCATTCTTTACCCTCCATAATACCTTCAACGAAAGCGTTAGGAGCAGAAGGATCTGCGACAATATCCGCAGCAGTAGCGAGATAAAAATCATTTTGAACTACTTGCGCTTTTTTATCGGGTTTTAATGTTCCCATTCCTCTGGAAGAAACACCTAACCTTGCACCTTCATCTATCAAACATTTTACAATTTTTCCATTCGGTGTATCTAAAACTTTTGCTCGTCCAACAAAATTCTTACCTTCTTTTACCAAGGAAGTAATCATGTGTGATGCACGGTCAAGATTTACAGTCGGCCCGTCTGGATGTCCCAATTCCCCAAAAGCACGTTTTGGTTCAACATATTCTTTTACATATCGATTTACTTCTTTTTCAAGAACAGGTAAAGGATAAACCCTTCCGTTTTTGTTCTTCTTTTCCGACTGCATGAAGATACCTTCAATGAAGTACTGTTTGGGTTTATCACCCTCTTCAATTAATTCATACTCTACTGATTCTTGTAATTCGCAAATTAGTTTCATGTCTCCATCCTACTTTATTACGTTTTCTAATGCGAAATCCATGATAGTCATGAATGATTTTGTATTTTTGTTCATGTTATCTCGCATTTTTTTCTGTTTAGAGCTATTTAGTGAGTCAAAGGTTTTAAGTATACTTTTTGCAGATTCGGGGTCAATTGGAACTTCTGTACCAGATTTGAATTTAATATCCATCTCTTTTTTCTTCTTCACAATCAATCTCAATTGGTCTATAACATCCTCTTCAAGAAAATTTCTTGATATATTACTTTTATCTTCTTTTCTCTCTTTAAGAGGAAACCCAATAGATTTCCGAAATTCTTTATATGTTTTCATTTATCTTTGTTCCGAACCACCGGCGGCAACCTTAGTATATGTTCCATTTGTCACATCTGCTAACAAAAATTGGTCAGAATCTTTATGAATTACCGTAACTGAAGCTGCAGGCAAAGTAATAGAACCTATAGTAGTTCCGTCTGTTCCCGCTTCTGTTCCATCAGAATCTATAACGGTTATGACTGTAATTGCTGATGCATAAACTGCAACCGCTGTAGCTTTACCCAATCCCAAATTTGTAGCAGTTGTGGCAGTCTTTGCTGCTAATAGTTTCATTGCTCCTCCGTTGTTTCGGCTTCTGGTTCTACTTTATCTGTAAATATTTTAGCAGAAACTTCTTGTTTTCTAGTCGCAAGAGAATCAACTACTTTATTTGAAATGAGATGTCCAAAAGCATCATTTATTCTTAAAGGATTTCCCTGCATTGCATAATCTACGATATCTACCGCTTTAAATTCTTTTTGTGTTGGTTGTTCTGCCATTTATATCTCCAAAAATTATCTATTAATATTTATAAACTTTTGAGAATGAAGATTACATTTCATCTTCGTCCTCTTCTCCGCTGTCAATTTCACCTTCAGCTTTCTCTTTTTCCATCTGAGAATCCAATAATTCAATATCTTCATCAGATTGTCTAAGAACATTTTTTCTAAACCATTCTTTAGAATAATACTGTCCCACCCAATCTTCCATATTTCTTGCAAGGTCTACTCGTTGAGACATAGTTTCTTGTTGTTTGAATTCAGTATAATAATGGTCTGAAGTAAATGAATAATGAATTTTATCTCTGACCTTTGACCATTCTGCAGCAGTCATTATATTTTTCAAAATTAACTGTTTTTCTATTATTTCATCAAACAATATAGAAAATCTTGTTTGTAATTTTTTAATAAATTTACTAAAAAGCAATTCATCCCTAGTAATTTCACTTTCTCTCCCCAAAGAGAAACCAGAGTCGGCCTCCAAACGAGATACAGGAACGTGCATCGCTTTGTACATTTTTCTTTGAAAGTATTCAACATCCTCTAATTGTCCAAGATTTTCTCCGCCGGGAAGTGTGGTAATTTCTGTTCCTCTACCACCTTCTCTTCGTGGCAACCAGTAATCTTCCAACATTGATTGATGTCTACGGTCATCTTTAACTTCACCAGAATCCGAATCGTAAACCAATCGATTCTTGTAACGTGTCATGATATCACGAATATATTGTTCGGCCTTGAGTTTTGGTAAGTTTCCTACATCAATATAAAAAATTCTTCGTTCTGGAGCTCGTGAAATTCTGTAAATAACGATTGCATCTTCCACCATCCGTAACTGATTCAGTGGTTTTATCGCTTTATGGAGATAAGACATTACCATATTTTTTTGTGGATTCAATAACCCAGAAGTAGTATATGCAATACTATCACCAGAAATCATTATTCCAGAAGAAGACCGTTTATCCAATCCCGCTTCATTATAATGATAATGAGGAACTATCTCTATTTTTGCTGTTCTTGGGTCGGCAGTTTTTTCCTGTTTCACCTGTTTCATTTTTTTAATTTTAGTAGCATCCAAACTTCGGAGTTCTACTATTCCACGTTTAGGATCACTTTCGTCTATCATGATGTGATAATATAATTTTCCTTCAACATACCATCTTCGGAATATTTCATGGCCATAATTATTAAAATTGAGAAGGTCTAATATAGAAGTAAATTCTGTTTGAACTTTTTTCTTAATTCCTTCTGTTAAATCTGTTTGGTCAAGATTTATTTGTACTGGTGGGTTTGGTTCATCAACTACTATAGCTTCATTTACAATATTATCAACTGCTATTTCACAATCAGAAGTTTGTGACATTTCACGATATTTGTAAACAAGGTCAACTTCATTCTTATATTGCCCTTCAATGTCAAGATATGAACCATATGCACCTGCTCCAGATACCATCTGAGAACCATCATCATTCTCTGGAAGAGTAAATGCAGGAACATTTGCGCCTGGTTTTTCTTGACTTTTTCTTTCAATTTTGAAACCGAATATTTCAAATGCCATAATTTAATCTCCTAAGTTGTTGATTCCCAATAATCATAAGTCCAAGTACAAGTATATTCTTCAATATCTTGTGTGCCCCAATCTAAATTAATAGTAGATAATGCGGTAGGAAATGCCCCTACAAACTTATATGTCTTAATCGCTTTACCATCTTTACCATGTTGAACTACTGATATATCCTTTTTATAATCTGCATTATCACCTTCCTTCAAATTAGAACTCATTTGTGTATCTCTAGTATTTAGTTTATGATTTGACACTAAATTCATCCACTGTTCAAGAGCTATTCTAATTCCAAAATCTTCATCATTAATTATGGTTGTATCCCATGTATCAAAAGTTCTATCCCCTGCAACTTTTATTGATTTCCCATGAAAGAATACTTCATGAGTGCCAATATTAGAGGCCGGGATTGTTGTCCCTTTGATAAGAAATTCGGCTTTGGTGGGTGGTGAGGTTACACCAGTAGGATATAGGAGTTCAACCTTGAACAAAGAGGGACGAGCCCCTCCTTGTTTAAGACCTGTTTTGAACTCCGTTACTGAGAATGCCATTCATTATAAATCCAATTATGTGTAAGCAATTGTAGAAACAACTTCTTCTTGTTTTTTACCATGACTCCAAAAATCATATGCCCAAGTCACAGTATATTCTTCCACAGCATCATTTGACCAATCAAGTGCAATTTCACTCAATTCAGTTGGCCACATATTATAAAATTTGTATGATTGTTTATCTTCACCATCTACACCAACCTGAGTAATTGT